CGTATCAGCCGCAGGACAACAAATGCGCCGATTTCGAATATTTCTTAATAGATTTCATTCGGCAGATTTGCGCTGTTGCTGGTATCAGCAATCCACAGCCGGAATTTACGTGGAACAAAGTGATAAACCGCACCGAGGAAACAAATATGGTGCTTTCGGCGGCTGCGTTCCTTGATGAAGAAACGATTCTGAAACACCTCCCATTTCTTTTGCCGGAGGAAGTGCCGGAAATCCTGAAAAGGAAAGCGGACGCTGACATAAATACGGTTTACGGCGGTGATGAGGATGGCCAGACCGAATGAAGCCGATAGAGGAACCGATAGGGCGCTTGCCGACTTGGAGCGCCGCATTAACTCCGTATATTCTAAAGCGGCTAAAGAGCTGCAAGAGGAAATAGACGCTTTTTTCAAGCATTTCGCCGATCAGGATAAGAAGATGCAGAACTTGATAGGCCAGAAGCGCAACGGCAAGGAGTGGACTGAAAAGGACTACCAGCAATGGCGGCTGAACCAGATGGGGCGCGGGGCACGGTTGGAGGCGCTTCGGGGCAAGCTGGCCGAACGTGCGACGGAAGCAAAAGAGGTGGCGCTTGCCTATGTGAACGACGCTACGCCTGGAATCTACTCCCTGAATCGAAATTACACCGCCTATACCATCGAGAGCGTTCACCCAAGTGCAGATTTTACGCTTTTTGACGAGCAGACCGTAAAGCGCTTAATTGTGGAGCAGCCGGACGTAATGCCATACTACCCCGAAAGGCTTGCGCTAAAGCGGGGCATTGATTTGGCTTTTGGCAAGCAGCAGATTACAGCAAGCATCACAGGCTCCATTTTGCAAGGCAGAAGCATAAAGCAGATATCCGACGATTTGCAGTCCAGAATCGTCACAATGAGCCGTGTAAGCGCTATTCGAGCGGCAAGAACGGCAGTTACCGCCGCGCAGAATGCCGGTAGAATGGACAGCTACGCCGCCGCTGACGAAATGTGGGGCATTAAATCCAAGAAAAAGTGGGCAGCAACAAAGGATTTGCGCACCCGCCACGATCACGGTATGGCAGACAATCAGATTGTGGACTATGATCAGCCGTTTGATGTCGGCGGCTATAAGATGATGTTCCCCGGTGATGGCTCGTTGGGAGCGCCGGGGCATGAGCTGTATAATTGCCGCTGCACGGTGGTGAATGCCACGGATGATGATCTGGAAGCGGAACGCCACATGATGCGCGTGAAGAATCCAGAAACCGGAGAATATGAGCTTGTAAAGAAAAAATCGTATAAGGAATGGTACGACGAAAAGAAAGCGCAGTATCCTCCGGAAAAATGGGCGGGCATGGTGAAAGCTGGTAAAAACTATCAGGCCGACAAACGGAAATATGCTGATTTTGTAAATGTTTTGGGGAATAAAGCCCCGAAAACGTTTGCAAAGTTCCAAGATTTGAAGTATAATAATATTGATGGGTGGGAGACGCTCAAAACAGCGAAACGGCAGACCGATGTTGTAAAGAATGCTGAGTGTATAACTACTCCGAAGAAATACACGGAATATTTCTTGAAAGATGGGGCAAAGCACGCCGACCAGTTCTTCGATGCTGGCTACACAGCAGATAATCCGCTTAGGCTGCGATATGATATGGCAAGGCAGTTTGATATTAGCAAAGCTGTGGAGTTCAGGGAATTGGGCGGTGGGGCAACTCAATTTAACATCTACATGGAGCTGGGAGTTACAAAGAAGCGATCTTTTGTTACTGGGTGGATACAGGATACGCCGGATAGCAAACCGAGAATTGTAACCAGTTTTAGAAAAAATAGAGGTGGAGAAGCATGATTAAAGAATACGACCATGTAAAAGTCATCAAGACAGGAGACGCAGGAATTGTCGTCGATATTCGTGATACTGGTGGCATTTTCTACCTTGTAGAACTGGACAAAAACAACGAACTATTGGACTGCAAGAGGGAAGATATAGAAAAGCTTGGCAATTAGAATATGGCAAGGACTGAAAGCACTGTGCAAAAATGCATGGTGCTTTTTCTATGCCCAAATCTTCCAACCAGATAAAAAAGAAGCGGGCTGGAATCCCTGCTTGTGGTGGACTATGCGCACGCGCCGCCACGAACCGCACAAGACCGGCTCTGGGAGAAGCAGAAAAGGAGGGGGAAATGAGCGTTACCTTTGTGGACAACTCTGATGAAATCCTCCGCGCCCTTGGCGAAGCGTGTGAGCGCGGCTTATTTCGGTGTGGCGAAAAAGCCGTTGAATACGCAAAGGATTTATGCCCCGTTGATACTGGGAATTTGCGCAATAGTATTGATTCTACTGTGATTGATGGAAAAGAAATGCGCGTCGGGACGCAAACCGGATATGCCATCTATCAGGAAATGGGAACCGGCAAATACGCCGAGGGAGGCGGAGGACGCCCCACTCCGTGGAAATACCAGGACGCGCAGGGGATCTGGCATTGGACAGCTGGCAATCGGGCGCACCCGTTTATTAAGCCGTCAATCGCCGATCATCAGGGAACGTACAAAAACATTCTAAAAGACGAACTTAGCGAAGGAGATTGACAGGGCGTGGATACCAGAAAAATCAACATTCTTGGAGATGAATACACGCTTTCCATCTGTGGTGAAGATGAAGATTCACGGCTGGCGGGATGCGATGGATTTTGCGACGAAACCAGCAAAGAACGGGTTGTGGATAGCTATAGTAAGCACGTCGGAGACCGAACTTGTAAGAAAAACTTACAAGTTCAGATTAGAAAAAACAAGCGGCATGAGGTCATTCACGCATTCCTATTTGAAAGTGGCCTTGCGGAAAACTCCGAATGGGCACAGAACGAGGAAATGGTAGATTTTTTTGCTATCCAGTTTCCCAAACTTATGGAAGCGTTCAAAAACGCTGACGCGATTTGAGGGCGATACAGTACGTAGATTTTGCGTGCTGTTCGGCTCCTTTTTTGTTTATTTCGGTAAAACCCGCGAAGTATAGCGGCTTTTATATCACAGTCGTCCCCGAAGGATAGGGGCGAAGAAAGGAAGACTGAAACAATGGCATTAACTAGGAAACTTTTGAAGGGAATGGGGCTTACCGACGAACAGGTAGACACCATTATCGAAGCGCACACCGATACCGTGGACGGCCTGAAAGCCGATATCGGGAGGTACAAGGCAGACGCCGAAAAACTTCCTGGCATTCAAAAGGAATTGGATGACCTGAAAAAGGAAGACGCTGACGGCGGCTACAAGGCCAAGTACGAGAAGGAAAAGAAAGACTTTCAGGATTTCAAAGACGGAGTTGCCGCAAAGGAGAGCGCCGCCGCCAAGGAAAAGGCCGCGCGGGCGTACTTCCAGAGCAAGGGCATTCCCGCCGAGAGCATGGGGCTGGTTATCCGTGGAGCCAAAGCTGAAATTGATGGCCTGAAACTGGACGGCGAAAGTATCAAAGATACCGCCGCACTGGATGGGCTGCTTTCCGGCGATTACAAGGGCTTGATCGGCAAGACTACCACCACCGGCACCCAAACACAGACCCCGCCTGACACCTCTGGTGGCGCAAAGAGCCGCGCTGAAATCTACAAGAAGGATGATAAAGGCAGGTATCTTTTGTCCACCGCCGAGAGGCAGGCGGCGCTTGCTGAAAGCATGGCAAGCGAGAACAAATAACTTTTTTGAAAGGAGCTGTACAAATGGCAGCAAAAACGAACGTAACTACAACTGCGCAGTACACGACTACCGCCCGTGAGGTGGACTTTGTAACCCGGTTCAACGATAACTGGGACGCACTGCGCACCATTCTGGGCATTATGCGGCCTATCCGCAAAGCCCCCGGCACTAAGCTGGTATCCTATAAGGCCGAAGTAGACGGCGGCCTGAAGGGCGGTTCTACCGTAGCGGAAGGCGACGAGATCCCCTTCACCAAGATGAAGGTTTCCCCCGTCGCCTATGATGATATCGAGGTAGCCAAGTACGCGAAGAGCGTTACCATCGAGAGCGTTGCCAAATACGGCGCGGAGGTCGCCGTAGAAAAGACGGACGACGCTTTCCTGGTTGCCCTGCAAAACAAGGTTCTGGGCGACTTCTACACCTTCCTGGCTACCGGCTCTTTGGCGCTGACCCCCAAGACCTGGCAGCTGGCGCTCGCGCAGGCCAAGGGCAAGGTGCTTGCGAAGTTCATGGGCATGGACAAGGACGTGACCGAGGTCGTTGGTTTTGCCAACATCATGGATTTTTACGACTACCTGGGCGACAAGGAGATTACCACCCAGACCATGTTCGGCCTTACCTATATCCAGAACTTCCTGGGCTACAGCACCCTTTTCCTCCTGCCTGACAAGTACGTCGCCGCCGGTAAGGTGATTGCAACCCCGGTTGAGAACATCGATCTGTACTACGTTGACCCGAGCGACAGCGACTTTGCCAAGCTGGGGCTGAATTACACCGTGAAGAGCGAAACGAACCTGATCGGCGTACATGTCGAGGGCGACTATTCCCGGGCTACCGGCGATATGTACGCCATCATGGGCATGAAACTGTGGGCGGAGTACCTGGACGGCATCGCCGTTGCCACTGTTACCCCGGCGGGGGGTTAAGGGCGGCTCTGACAGCTGACAAAACCGCACCGGAGACCGTGGACTTTGACGGAATGACGAAAGCGCAGCTTTTGGAGTACGCCAAAGAAAACGGTATTTCCGGGGTCAGCGCCGCGATGAACAAAGCGGACATTCTGGCCGTTGTAAAGAGCCGGTAAAGGAGGGAATCACATGGGACATGCGGTAAGCCTGTATGAGCTGCTTGTGTACCTGCGTAATTTCTTCCCCGGCTTGCACTGGCAGTTTAACGGGGAGGAAATCACCGGGAACCGGATCGTTATTCCTGGCCTTGAAACCGGCGATTACTACCTGATCGAAGGAAGCCGGAGAAATAACGGGATTCACGTGTACGGTGATGCTGATTTGCGGGACGAAACTTATACCGGAATCGTTACGGAAATCTGTGTACCGCCGGAGGTGCTGGCGATTTTGGAAGAAATCAACACATGGCAGGGGAAGAACGCCGAGGCCGTACAAAGCCCGTATCAAAGCGAATCTTTCGGGGGCTACTCGTACACAAAGGCAAGCAGTTCGTCCGGCTCCGGCGAAAGCACGAGCTGGAAAACGGTGTTTGCGCCGCGCTTACGGATATGGAGGAAGATATGAGCTTGCTTGATTACTACCTCAACACAAAATGCACCCTGATGGAAAAGAAGCGCACCCCAGATGGGGAGGGAGGCTGGGCAACGGAATGGACGCCGGGAGCGGAGTTCGACGCGGCTATTATTCTGGATACCTCTATGCAATCCAGAATCGCGGAGAAGGAGGGCGTTACCAGCGTGTACACCATTACCACCCGACGCGCGAACCCGCTTTCTTTCCATGATGTGTTTAAGCGGCTTCCCGACGGCGCAATTTTCCGGGTGACGAGCAACGGGAGCGATAAGCAAGCGCCAACGGTCGGGACTTTGGATATGTGCCAGGTTACCGCCGAGAAATGGGAGCTGACAAAATGACGGCAACAGAAGCGCTTTACAAGTTCTTTTCCGGCTTTAATCTCCCCGCGTATCCGGATACAGCGGTACCGAGCGACACCGTAATGCCATACCTCACCTATTCCGTTTCTGTTGGCGGGTGGGGCGATATGGCAAATTCGCTGACGGTAAAACTGTGGTATCACACGGAGAAGGAAGCGGAGCCAAACGCCAAGGCCGAGGAAATTTCCCGCACGATAGGACGTGGAGGCATTCAGCTGCCTTGTGATACAGGCACAGTTTGGCTTATGCGCGGGGAGCCGTGGTGCATCAATTCCACATTTGAATCCGATCAATCCATCAAATTGCGGCAGCTGAACGTTGCCGCGATTTTCAATACCATATAGGAGGAAATCAATGAAATTTACGCAGATTCCGCAGGATACATTTAAGAAACTGGTGCTGAACGCTGGCGTTCTGCTTTCGGCCTTTAATCCAGCCACGGCGGAGTATGACAATGACGATATCATAGGCGCTACCAGCGACGATGTGACCTTTGTGGCAACGCCCAGCTATTCGGATTTCGGCGCCGATATCAACAACTGCCCGAAGAATACCAAGGAGCTGAAACGGCTGGACGGCTGGGATGTAAAGCTTAGCGGCGTTTGGGCATCCATGGACGCTACTAACGCAAAATCGATGGTGGGCGCCGCTGATGAAGCCGGCGGGAAAATCACGCCCAGAAACGATATTGCTGATACTGACTTTAAGGATATTTGGCTGGTGGCGGATTATTCCGATAAAAATGGCACGACAAATGGCGGCTATATGGCTATCCATATGATGAATGGCCTTTCCACTGGTGGCTTCCAGCTGAAAACCGGCGACAGGAGCAAAGGCAAGTCCACATTTGAGATTACCGGCCATTATTCCATCACGGCGCAGGATACACCGCCTTTTGAGATTTACGTGAAGGCCGGAGAGGCAGAATCCGCTACGATGTAGGAGGATAAGAATGAGAAAGTTGTCTCAGCTTGGCACGGATGAGTGCCTGGATGTGCTGTGCGAGATCACCCCGCACATTGTGAATCTCGTTTCTGATGAGGAAATCATGAACGCCATTGGCAAGCCGGTGGACAAGAAAAACTCCACGAAGGTTGGCGTTATGCTGATTGGTGCGCAGAGGATTACCACCGTTGTTCCGTTGCTGCTGAAAACGCACAGAGCCGACATTTATGCTATTTTGTCCGTCATGGGCGAAAAGAGCGTTGAGGAAGTGGCCGCACAGAGCACAATGGCGACGCTTTGGCAGATTAAGGAGCTTTCCAACGATAAGGAACTGCTGAGTTTTTTCAAATCGTGGGGGCGTGGGGAGCAGAGCGAATAATCAGCGCGCTGTGCGCCCTTCCCAGAGTACGGGCGAGGGCGTACCTCTCCATTCTTCCCGTGGAGTTGAAAAAGCAATGCGAACGCGAAATTCTTCGGCGCTACATTACCGACGGTATCCAGATGATAACGCAAAACACGGCGGGGCGTGATGAGCGATTGTATCTATCTATTGGATACGGGGATATCATCAACCCGAAGCCGGTGGAAAACCGGTCTGCGGAGGATATCGTGGCGGATGTGGTGAAAAATGCTGGGCTGAAACTGGTGACGAAAGGCGGTGGGCAGGATGGCGGCTAATGTATTCGAGCTGTATGCGACGATTTCGCTGGATACAGATGAATATGAGCGTAAACTAAAGGATTCTGAAAACAAAACAAGCACATTCGCCGACGTTCTGAAAGCCAACCTTGCCAGCGGCGCGATTATCGCCGGAGTAAAGAAGCTTGCAGGGGTAGTTGCAGACGTTGGAAAAGCGGCCTACACCAGTTATGCGCGGTATGAGCAGTTAGCCAGTGGCGCACAGCTGATGTTTGGCGACGCTTACGATTTTGTGGCGGAGAAAGCGAGAAACGCCTACAAGTCCGTGCAAATGAGCCAGAACGACTATTTGCAGCAGGTGAATGGATTTGCTACCGGCCTGAAAACCGCCCTTGGCGGCAATGTGCAGGCCGCCGCCAAACTTGCCGACAAAGTTATCACCGCCGAAGCCGACGTTGTGGCGGCAACCGGAAACACCCAAGAAGCGGTACAGAATGCATTTAACGGCATCATGAAATCCAACTTCACGATGCTGGATAATTTGCAGTTGGGTATTACCCCCACAAAAGAGGGATTCCAGCAGCTGATTGACAAGGTAAACGAGTGGAACGCAGAAAACGGCGAGGCTACCGCCTACACCATTGACAATCTAGCTGACTGCCAAGCCGCCCTTGTGGACTATATCGAAATGCAGGGGCTTTCGAACTATGCTGCGGAAGAAGCGGCAAGGACGATAGAAGGTTCCACGGCATCCATGAAAGCAGCATGGCAGAATCTGGCTACCGGCATGGCTGACAGCAGCGCCGACATGGAAGGACTTACCCAGGACTTTATGGACAGCGTATTTACAGCCGGAAAGAACATTATACCCCGTGTACAGCAAATTGGTACCGGTGTTGGAACTGCCACGGTAGAAGCTATTTCGTATCTCCGGGAAACGAATAGCGCTATTGATCTTCTCGTCACGGCGTTTGAGTTCGCGGCCACAGCGGCAACCGTTGCCGGTACTGCGATCGGGGTGAATATGGCCGGAAAAGCCATTGCAAATATCGCCACGATATTCACGGCAAATGCTTCGGCGCTTGCGTTCTTCACCGCGGAAAGCGGGAAAGCGGCGGTTGCGGAAGCCACGCTGAATGGTGTATTTTCCGTCAGTGAAATCGCCGTTGGTGTACTCACCGGGAAGATTTCCCTTGCAACTGCGGCGCAATACGCATGGAATACGGCGATAGCGGCTAATCCGCTGGGTGTACTGGCGGCGGCTGTAGCTGCTCTGGCGATTGGCATCGGCAAGGCAACCAAGGCACACAAGGAGTTCGTCAAAGAGTTAGCCGGAGAGCCGCAGACGGTAGAAGAAGCACGCGCAAAGGTGGAAGAGCTTAAGCAGCAGTACGAGGAAGCTTCAAAAGCCAGGCTGGAAATGTTCTCGTCTGATGCTGGTTTCAGCGGCGACACCGTCGAGATGGAGAGACTAGCCGAAGCCATAAAGCAGGCGGAACAGAATCTTGCCGATTTGCAAGCGCAGGAGCAGGCCGCCGCCGAGGAAGCGGCGAAACCTGTAAACGTGATAAAGGCCGCTTCTGAGGAATATGCGGCCGCTGCACAGTCCATTTTGGAGGATTACCAGAATACCTATACCACCATCTATAATGGGCTGCATGATGCAGGATCTGCGTTTACCAGCGTAGTAGAAGCTACGGAGATTTCATGGGCTGATGCTATGGCAAATATCAACGCAAACACCGCAGTGCTTGATAATATGGACGAGAATTTTGCTGTTATTTCTGCTGCGGCAAACGACGCCGGAGTTAATATTGACGGCTTTTCCCAGTACCTTGCATCCATGAGTACCGAAGATGCCGCCGGAGTTCTTGCCGCATTAAGGACAGAGTTGGACAATGTTGAGTGGGGTTCTGCTGACGCAACAGTCCTGTTCAATAATCTCGCCACTAGTATCAACAAATATGCGGAATCCGGTACCGGGACGGCTGATAGGCTGGCATTGGCGGTGGAGAATGTCAAAAGCCGTATGCAGGAAGCCACAGACAGCTACGTGGAAAAGGTGGGCGACCTTGACCAGGAGGCGGCGGCTACAGAGGCGGCAACCAATACCATGAGTGGGCTGGTTGCCGGTATCGATAGCAGCACCCCCGGAGTTTTGGCTAAGATGGATTCCCTTGCTTCCCAGATGAAAAGCCGTTTAACGAATAGCTTTTCCGGGTTCGTCCTGACGATAAATGCCAGGGTCAAAGGGAGCAACGTTCCCGGAGCGAAGAGCGGCCTTGACTATGTACCATACGATGATTACCTAATACGCCTCCACAAGGGGGAAAAAGTTCTCACCGCTGAGGAAGCGCGGGCATATAGGGCTGGAAAATCTGCGGGTGCGTCCAGCGGGGCGGACTACGACGGAGTGGGCTTTGCTGGTGGTGGACGCGGCGTGACAATTATCCAGAATATTAATTCTCCTGTGCAATCCGAAGTGGAGCTGGCAGCAGCCACAGAGGCTTATTTCACGCAAGCGAGGTGGACGATTTGACGAACTTCAACAATTTAAGCAAGTTGTTCCGCTACGTGAACGAAAACGGGGATAGCGTTACCTTTGATTATGCCGGAGGATATCTTATCAATAAGCCCACGGGCATTGATACGGTAACGGTATCCCTGTCCCAGGCGAAGGGCATTAACCAGACGGGCGCGACGATTCAGAGCAAAAACGTTCAGCCCCGGCCTGTAAATGTCAACGGGTATCTGGTGGGAGACGGACAAGCAGCGAATAAAGAAAAGTTGCTTTCCGTCATCCGCCCCGATATTTCCGGGAAGCTATATGCGGATGATTACTATCTGAATGTTTGGCCTACGGCGACACCCAACATTGAGGCGAAACAATGGGGCGCGCAGTTCCAGTTTTCCCTTTTGGCGGCGTATCCGTATTGGTGCAAGGACGATTCCGCAGCGGTAACGTTGTCCGGCATTCAAAAGCTATTCAAATTCCCATGGAACATTTCAAGGCCGTATCGTTTCGGCCAGCTGTTTGAAGCAAAATTTATCAATGTGGAGAATCGCGGCCAGGTTCCCGTCCCGTTTAAGGCTACGCTCTCGGCGAGCGGTGACGTGGAAAATCCGAAAATCACCAACGCCGCGACGGGGAAATTCCTGCTGATAAATAAAACTATCGTCAGCGGGGAGCGGCTGGTTGTAGAGATCACACACGATCGGACGACTGTAACGTCATCCGTCGACGGAGATTGCCGGGGCGCGTTGAGCCTGAAAAGCACTTTGTTTCAGCTGGAAGTTGGGGATAATGTGTTGAAGCCGGAAGCGACAAGCGGGCTTGCGAATTTGCAGGTGGATATTGATTTCGCAACGGAGATCGTGGGGATTTCGCTATGAGCTTTGAAATCTATAAAGAGGACTTTTCCACCCGGTACGAAATCCGGCACGCAATCAGTATTATCATGAATATTTACTACAACGATATCGGAAAGCTGATACTGGTTGCGCCGGTAAGCGACTACAATATTAACGTGCTGAAAGTCGGCAATCTCCTGTATGATACGAGCAGAAACGTAACATTTGTGATAGAAAACACAAAGATTGACACGACCACGAACCGCATAACTGCGAATGGATACACCGCAAACTGGCTTTTGAATAAGCGCATCATTGCAGCGGAATACCACATGACAACTATTGAGACGGGCGTGTACAAGCTGGTAAGCGATAACCTCCGAGGCATGACAAGAATCCAGGTTGCACAGGCAACCGGGATGACCGATAAAACGGACAACGTTTTCATGGGTGGGAATTTGCTGGATGAAATTATCCCGTTTCTTGAAGAAAAAGGCATAGGCCACACAATGGAGTGGAACCCCGACGACATGACACACACTTTCCGCCTCTACAAGGGGCGTGATCTAACGGCTGGCATTCACGCTATTGTCTTTTCGGAGGAACAGGGAAGCGCAAAAGACCTTGTAATTAACGACGACGATTCCACACTTTGCAATGTGGCCTATGTGCAAGGAAGCCTTAGCGGCACAGACAACACATTCGTTGAGATCGTTGGTGATATCACCGGAGACAATCGCCGGGAAGTGTGGTTCAATACAGCCGTTCGGCAGGAAAATGACGAATCTGAGGCTGATTGCAAAGCCCGTGCGCGTGCTTATGGACAGATGGAGCTGGGGAAGCGTATCCGGCGAAAGTCCTTTTCCGTATCCATCGACCCGGAAGATCTGGGCAAGTATTACGCTCTGGGGGACATTGTATCGTGCGTATCTGCTAGGTTCGGGGTATCGTTCAGCGCCCGGATTACGGGAATTAAGTACACCTTGGACAGCAACAAAGCCCGGACAGAAGTTATCCTGGGCGACCCTATTCTTACAGCATTGGGGGCAATGAAATTAAATGGCTAATATCAAAAGTTTTCCCAACAACCAAGATACATACATAGGCGCAGAAGACGTTATGCGCTGGCATCATGGCCGCACATCCGGCGTTTTTGCCGCTGGTAGCAATGCATCCGTTCAGGCGCTTCCCACGCCGGGAATGGCGGTGGAAGTCTCCGACGGGACTGGATGGATGGCGAATTCCGGCAGGAACGGCATTGTGTGGTGGATTGATAATGAATCCGTCGATGGTGCCAAATTGCAGCTTGCCGTTGACGCGGCAGACGGCGTTCTGAATCGGATTGATCGCGTAATTGTGGAGTGGAAAACCACAAACTATGTGGACTATCCGGAAATGAAAATCTTGAAAGGCGCAAAGGCCAGTACGGCGGCAGCCCCGGCGTTGACAAACAACAGCACAATCCGGCAGATCAGCCTTGCGCGGATTTCCGTTGCGGCCGGTACAACCGCTATCACCGCTTCCATGATTACGGATGAACGGCTTGACGCTTCGGTGTGCGGGCTGGTGACGGAAAAGGTGGGCATTGATACCAGCACAATGCAGAGCCAGTTTTCCACGCTCCTGCAAGAAACGCAGGCACAAGTAAAAGATGTGCTTGATGATACCACGGCACAAGCCACATCGGTTCTGGATTCCATCAACCGGGAGTTGGCCGATCTGGAAGCCGGTACGGCGGTGGAGCTTAAAAAGCTTCTGTTCACGGATACCAACGTACCGGTATCCGCGTTTGTGGCTGATTCTACATATCAGGATTATCCATTCCGTGCGGCGATCGCGCTGACGGGAGTTCTGAACTCCATGATTCCGGAGGTGGTTCTTGCCGTGGCAGACGCAATTGACGGCAATTTTGCCCCTGTTGCGGCTACCTACAACGGCGGCGTATATCTGTATGCTGCAAGCGCCCCGGAATCGGCAATTACAATTCCCACAATCATTTGTTGGAAAGGCGGTGTAAGCGCATGATTGGCAGAGTAAACACCGGTGGTGGCGGTTCCGGCGGCACCCTGACCGTCACAGCCCCGGCGAACGTCGCGGTTACGATTACCAAGGACGGAAAGACAAAGACCAAGAACTCCGGCACCAGCGGTGTGGTGGTGTTCAAGGGGCTTACAAGTGGGACTTGGACGGTGACCATCACCGGTGACGGCAAGACCGCTCAGAAAAGCGTGATTATCACCACCGACTATAGCACGGCAATTTCGTTTAGCACCATCCCCGAATTCACCTACACCGGCGATTATGAAATCGTCAACGATTCCGACGAGCCTATCACTGTATCTCAGGGCAACTGGAAAATCCGCTTCCTCACCTCTGGCACATTGACGTTTACCAAGTTAAATGGTTGGAATGGCCAATTAGACGTCTTCCTTGTTGGAGGCGGCGGAAACGGTGAAACTATCAGAGGTGCCAGAGGTGGCGGTGGGGGGTATACAAAAACCGTCAAAGGCATAAGTATCGCTATTGCAACTCCATATACAGTCACTATCGGCGCTAGTTCCGGGACCAGCAGCGCTTTTGGCGCAAGCGCTAATGGCGCATCTGGCGCGAATGGAGGGTCCGGTGGCGGCGGTGGTGGTAGCTCAAGCGGAACTCCAGGTAACGGTGGCTCTAATGGGGGCAATGGAACGGCCGGAAATGTATCAGATGGAGGAACCGGGCAGGGAACAACCACCAGAGAGTTTGGCGAATCCACCGGTAAGCTCTATTCTGGCGGTGGCGGAGGTAGTGCTGCTGATGCAGGTGCCGCCGGTGATTCTACAGCTGGTGCAGGTGCCGCTTACGGTCAGGCGGCGAAAAACGGAGTAGCCAACACCGGTGGCGGAGGCGGAGCTGCATATGATGGTACCGCAGGCCATGGCGGCTCCGGCATCGTAATCGCCCGCAATGCAAGGGGGGCTGCATAATGGCAAAATCAATGGCACTCATCGAAAACGGCACCATTGCCAATATGCTGTGGTGTTCCGATTCTGAACCTGAAACAGATATTCTTCTTGACCCCGCAGACCGTCCGGTAGGAATCGGCGATACCTACAGCAATGGTAAATTCTATCGGGATGGTGTGGAAATTCTCACCCCGCTGGAAGAGGCGCTGAAAAAGAATACCGAATATGAATCTGCGTTGACCGAAATTGAAACCGCTCTGGGGGTGAATAATGCGTGACCATAGAAGAACGCAAAAATGCTATCCTTGCAAAAATCACTGAGATCAAGGCCAGCGGCGGTGAGGAACAGCTGAAAGAGCTGGATGAAGCTTATAAGAAAGGGGTTGATAGTCTGTGACCCAGGAGGAAAGAAAAAGCATCATGTATGCCCAAGGGCGGGCGAATGCGCTTGCCTTGCAGGAGAAAGCCCCGGACATGACAGGCACAGAACTGTATGCGGCTGACCGGGACATCCCGCACTTTGAGGCCGCCTGTACCGTCAAGAACATGCTGGAGCGCAAGGCCGGGTTTGTGTGTCAATCGTCTGCTGGCCGTGTGGTGCGGCTGGTGCAGTCCTATGACAGCACTATCTACACCCAGGAGCCGGAGGAACTTCCCGCACAGTGGGGGTTTGCTTGGAGCACCGACCCAGCGAAAGCGTTGCCGTTCGTCGCTATGTCTACTAGCCCCTATAATAAGGGCGACTGCTGCACGGAAGACGGTAAAGTGTACCGCTCCACGTCGGACAATAATGTATGGTCGCCGTCCGCATACCCTCAGGGCTGGGAAGAGGTGAACGTATGACGATTATGCAAATTCAATGCCTGTTGACTTATCTGGGCTATTCTCCCGGCACGATTGACGGCATTGAGGGCAGGAACACACAAGGGGCAATTCGGGCGTTTCAAGCGGACTACGGGCTTACCGTGGACGGGATTCCGGGTGCGGCTACCCAGAAAATGCTGATTGGAGCTATCGCCGGGACGGCGGTAAAGGTAGAGAAGCCGGAGAGCAGCGACGCGCCGAAAATCGGTACGTTCTGGGACGACATCAAGTACTTCACCCGGGAGGAGTTCCGGTGCCAGTGCGGCGGGAAATACTGCAACGGCTTCCCCGCAGAACCCGCAGAGGAAACCGTCCGCATGGCCGATGAGATACGTCGCCGTGCGGGGGTTCCCCTGAATGTGAATTCCGGTGTTCGGTGCAAGCGGCACAACGCCGAAGTGGGCGGGGTATCCAACTCCCTGCACACCACGGGACAGGCTGTAGACCTCTCAGGGGCTATCTCACCGGGGAAACTGTATGCCATAGCCCAGGAGGTACAGGCCGAGAAAATCCCCGGACGGGGCGGTCTGGGGCTGTACGGATGGGGCATTCACGAGGACAACGGGAAGTACAGCCGGTGGAACGGCTGAGAAGGGAGTATGCCAATGGAAGAAGCTGAGATCACCAAGTGGATTTCCGCTGTAGATCAGCGGGGGAAATCCAACTCTCACCGGCTGGACGCTCTGGAAAAGCAAACGGAAGCGCGGAACACGCTGGCAACGTCTGTTGCGGTGATGGCTGAACGTGTGGAAGTTACCGGGGATAAGGTTGACAGCCTTTGCGCGGACGTGCAGGAGCTGAAATCAGAACCCGGCAAGCGGTGGAAGGGCGTTGTGGAAAAGGTCATCTACATCGTTGTGGCCGCTGTCGTAGGGTTTATTCTTGCCCGGCTTGGGCTGGGCTAAATTTAAGGAGGAAAACAAAATGTACGAACTGAAAGACACCATCGAAGGCATGACAAGCGCTGACTATAAGGAGCGCTTTAAGGCCGAGTCCCAGCAGGTAAAAATCCGGTACGACAAACTGGACGCAATGACCGTGAAGTACGAGGCTGGAACGTTGCCGTTCACCCCAAACTGCTCGCTCGATCTTCTGAAGGAGCAGAAGAAGCACATGGGGAATTACATCCGTTGCCTGAAAATCCGGGCTGAGATCGAGGGCATTACGCTTTAAGGAGGAAAACAAAAATGATTAACTGGACTGTCCGTATCAAAAACAAGAACTTTTGGCTTGCGGTGATTCCCGCCGTGCTGCTGCTGATCCAGACCGTGGCCGCCGTGTTCGGCTACACCCTGGATGTTGGTGACATCGGCAACCGGCTGATTGCCGTGGTAAATGCCGTGTTTGCCCTGCTGGTGATCCTGGGCGTGGTCAATGATCCTACCACCGCCGGTATCGCTGACAGCAAACAGGCAAGAACTTACATTTCTCCCAAGGAGGACTGATGTGACAAGTGGATAAAGTCCCGTGGAATCGGGTGATTCTGGATGAGTTCTGTTCCCTGGCGATTCTTACGCCGCTAGAGGAAAAGATCATCCGCACCCGAGCCGCCGGATGGAGCCGTGTACAGCAGTGCCACGCTTACGGCATGTCCCTTGCCACATTAGATAGGTACATTAGGAAGTTGAAAAACTCCTATAACAGTGTGCAGGAGTATAGCTACATACTCCCAAAAAACATAGACTTCTGATAGCTTCTTGAAGGACATGTGATTGTAAGTCGGTAGGGAAACGAGAGTTTCCCTACCGATTTTTTTGTTATTCTATAGGAAGAAAGGGGGCGTTGCCTATGGCTGAATTTCAAAGCTTTAATCCAAATCCCCGCGCCGCGAAAGTCGGCGATTGCGCAGTCAGAGCTGTGGCAAAGGCTCTGGGAATTGACTGGTATCAATCATACGTTGAGCTGGCCAGCGAGGGGCTGACTCAATGTGATATGCCTAGCGCAAATAACGTATGGGGTGCGGTGTTACGGCGGCACGGATTCAGGCGGGCGGCAATCCCGGCGGAATGCCCGGATTGCTACACCGTAGGCGATTTTATCCGGGAATACCCTGATGGGATCTACGTTGTCGCGCTGAAAAACCACGTTGTTGCCGTGGAAAACGGCGTTTTGTACGATACTTGGAACTCAATGGACGAAAATCCTATCTATTTTTGGAGGCGTGAATGATGGCAAATCCTTATATGCAGCCCAACTACCAATCCGGCTATTTTCAGCCCAATTATTTCCAGCCGCAAATGCCCATCGGGCAACCGCAGATACCCGTCCAAGGGCAACAGCCGCCCCTTGATGACCGAATTTGGGTAGCTTCGGAATCTGCGGCGGAGGCGTTTATCGTCACGGCAAACGGATTTGTGCGGCTCTGGGACAGCAACAAGCCTGTATTCTACGAAAAGCGGACGGACGCGCAAGGGCGACCAATGCCGATTGTAGCGTATGAATACAAAATCCGGGACGCAGGAGCTACCCCGGAGGCAGTCAGCGCAGGATTTGAGCAGCGGCTTTCCGCTGTAGAGGAACGGCTGAACCAGCTGACGGATGGAAAGCGCGATGCCAAGAAAACGGAGGTAAAACGCAATGATGCCTAATCCTATGCAGATGATTTCTCAATTCCCCCAATTTATGCAGCAGATGAGGGGGCAAGACCCGCAACAGCTGCTTAATCAGCTTGTACAGAGCGGGCGTGTAAACCAGCAGCAGCTTAACCAAGCCCAGCAAATGGCACAGCAGATGCGGGGGCAGTTTGAGCAATTCCGGGGCATGTTCGGCTTCGGAGCGCCTAGAAGGTAAACAATAATCTGGCCAGATTTTGTTATATTTTTCATCTTTTGAAAGGAGAATAAAATGAGTATTACAGCAAGTGAAATGACCCCCGCTGATATCAGAGCTGTTACCGATGGCAACAACGGCGGCTACGGCGGAGGCTGGGGCGGTGATTGGTCTGCATGGATCATCATTTTCCTGATCTTCGGCTTCTTCGGCTGGGGCGGCAACGGCTGGGGCGGAGGCTTTGGCGGCCGGGGTTCCGGCGCTGGCGTGGTGGACGGGTATGTTCTCGCGTCCGATTTTTCCAACATCGAGCGGAAAATTGACGGCGTGAACAACGGTGTCTGCGACGGCTTCTATGCCATGAATACCGGTATGCTGAATGGGTTTGCAGGCGTGAACCAGAATATCAGCAACGGTTTCCAGGCGGCGGAGCTTTCCCGGTGCAATCAGCAGGCTGCCTTGATGCAGCAGCTTTTCCAGATGCAGATGGCAAATCAGGAGTGCTGCTGCGAAAACCGCGCCGCTATTCAGGGCGTGAACTACAATCTGGCTACCCAGAGCTGCGACACCCGGAACACCATCCAGAACACCACCCGTGATATCATCGATGCCATGAACTGCGGTTTCCGCTCCATCGACCAGCGCTTGACTGCCCAGGAGCTGGCGGCGAAAGATCAGAAAATCGCCGATCAGAATCAGCAGCTCTTTATGGCGCAGCTGGCCGCTTCCCAGAATGCCCAGAATCTCACGATCAAGGGCTATGTGGAGAACCAATTCGCGTACTACAATCCCCGCCCGGTTCCCGCTTATCAGGTGCAGAATCCCAACTGCTGCTACGGTAACGGCTACGGCTGCGGGAGTGTAGCGTAAGGAGGGACTAGCATGGCGGTTGAACTTACTGCGAACGCTGTCCAGGCGGTGCCCGCCGGACAAAACGTGCTGTTTACCGATGCGCCGGTGAAATGCGGGCGGGGGTATGTTGTTCACCGTGAAGGCGCTGGGCTGGTGACACTTCGGGGCATTTGCAATGGATGTTCCCCGATTGCGCGGTATCGCGTGCTTTTCGTGGGAAACATCTCCGTGCCTACCGGCGGAACCGCTGGGGCTATCAGCGTAGCGCTGGCGCTGGGCGGTGAAGCGCTTCCCACCACTACGGCGACGGCAACACCCGCCGCCGTGGGAGATGCATTCAACGTGGCGACCTCCGCGTTTGTGGATGTTCCCCGTGGGTGCTGCGTAGCGTTATCCGTGCGCAATGTCTCCGCACAGGCAATCGATGTTGCCAACGCCAATCTGATGATTGAGCGCGTGGCCTAGGAGGTGAAATTATGAAGCACTGGGAACAGCTGAGAGATACACTTTGCCGGGAACTGGACGAAATCGCCGAAAAAGGCGAACTGTCCGCCGGTGATCTGGAAACCGTGGACAAGCTGACGCACACCATGAAGAATCTGGATAAGATCATGATGGGTGAAGGTTACAGCAGCGCCGGGGACTGGTACGCCATGGGCAACTATGGACGGGATGGCTACAGATCCGATTATCGCGACGGCGTGAGCTATCGAGGCCGTAAACGCGATAGCATGGGGCGCTACAGCCGCGCAGACGCCAAGGAAGATATGGTGGATAAACTGCGGCGCATGATTGATGAAGCGCCGGATAGCCGGACGCGAGAGGCTCTGGAAAAGGCCGTCCGTTGTATGGAGGATTAAAAAATGTTGGCAGAGCGGGATTTGCTGGAAACAATCGAAGAATGTAAAGCGGTGAAGCGCCCCACTGCGGCGACATGCCAGTTAATGGCCTCGTGCTATACCATTCTAGATCACATGTTCCCGGAATATTCCCGCTCTGCTGATGTTTCTCCCGTAAGCCTTTATTCCTCCGCTCCTGCGCCGCAAAGTGATGAAATATCTGGGAGCGAGTTTGTAATTGCCGCGAATTCAGCAGGAAAGAAACGGCTATTAGAAGTGATGGACGAACACATGGAGTGCATTCGGCTGATATACCCCAAAGAATACGCGGCGATTATGCGGAGGCTCAGAGAATGAGCGGCAAAATTCCGTTGCCAATCCGTTGCCAATTTACGCCATAAAAACGTACCACACGCGGAAAAATATTAAAACCTACGGTAATATTTTCCCACGGAATAGTTTGAAGAACGTGTGAATATAGCTGATAAAGCAATAAAAAAGCCCTAGAACAAGTTTCTAGGGCTTTTTCTGTGTGGTGCGAGAGAGGGGACTCGAACCCCACATGTAAATGCTAAAAACCGTTGCAACCATTGCTATTTTCGCTTTCTGTTTCCAATTGCGTTTCCAATTTTCGCATTTTTACAGCGTCCGCAGAGAACCAATCACAGAATTCTTGCGAACGTTTGGCAATGTCTTTTTGCGCCAAATGGGTGTAGATATTGTGCATCGTGGACAGATCATTCCACCCGCCAATTTCGGCGGCGATCATTTCCGGGATTCCCAGATGGTAGGCCAGAGATGCGAAGCTGTGGCGCAACCCGTGGAGATCGACTACGGTGATTCCAGCAGCTTCACACGTCCGCTTTACCAGAGTAAGCGCGTAGTCCCCCGTCATCCTTACCACCTGCCCGGACTTCTCCGGTTCGGCCTGTAAGGCTTCCAGAAGCGGGGGAATGATCGGGATAGGGCGGCGGGACTTGCGGCTTTTGTTCTGCTTTTTGGCTACAAATCCGTCGGTTCCCCTGACGATTGCACCACGGATATAAATTGCGTTATTCTTCAAGTCCACGTTGTCCCACGTCAGCGCTAGGATTTCGGAGCGGCGCAAGCTGGATAGGCAGAGCAGCGCAGGAATCTCCACTGGCTTGCCCTTTACAGCTTCAACAAACTTGTCTATTTCATCCGGCGTGAGGTATGCCCGTTCGTTGTGTTCCGGGGGATACAGCATCACCTCCGGGCGCGGAGCACCGGCGGCGACGATGCAGGCGGAAAAGAACATCCACCCATTTTTGATATACTTCGGGGATTTCCCGGCCTTGTGTTCCTGCCTGATAGCGGCCTGCCATTGGTCATTGGAGACTGTGAAAATGTTCCGCTTCATCATGCCTGGCAGCATATTCCGCTTGAACTTCTCGTACCCGGCAATGGTGGATGGGGAGAGAAAGCCCTCTTTTGATGCAATGTAGCTTTTGACGGCTTCTTCCAGCGTGATGTCTTTCCCGTCTTTCTTCTCGCGGACTTCCACAAGGCCGTTTTTTAAGGCGAGATATTCGGCCACGCATTCATCATATGTATCTTTCGTAATCGATACGCGGTGATTCTCTATCAATACACGTGTGTGCCACGCCCCTGATGGGAGCTGCTTAATTTTTGGGAGCCTGATTTCCGGCTCCTTTTTTCTTTTTGCCATTTCGTTCGCCTCCACTTAAAAGCTTGTGGAAAATCAAAAATGCCGTGAGCATAAAAACAGCGGCGATTCCTGCCGCGCCGAATAAAATTACCGCAGAAATCTTTTCGGAGCGAATCAGCCCCATTTCCGGGTTCCGGGCATCCAGCACCATATAGACCACGAGCACCGCCGTCAGCAGAATGTTTAATGCGCACTGCCCGTAAATCAAGGGCTTATCTTCCCTTTGCGCGGATGCAAGCGCACTGTCTTTTTTCGTAAGGGCTTCGCTTTGCTTGCGGATTCTGGTATCTCGGGCAGATATTCCCGCCTCCTGTATCCGGCTGCGGTCAAGGAGGCGGGATATTGCGTTGTCCTTTTCTTGCAGCATTTCATCCTTGTGTTCGATTTCCAGCTGTAAGAGGTCAATCGCTGCCGCATTGTCGCTGGGCGGTGCGGTAATGCCCATAAGCTCGTCCACCGACATGTCAAGGGCAACGCACAGCGCGCACACATCCGTAAATCCGGGGTGCATCAGCGTACCGGCAAAAAATCTGCTTAATGTGGCTTTTGGTATCCCTGTTTCATCGGCAAGCTGCTGGATAGTCTTGCACTGCTGGTGCTTCGCGGCCTTGATTCGCGCGACAAGCTTCTCGCATTCCGGTTCTAGCTTTTGCAACGTCGAAATTTGTTCCCCCGCATACAAAATTAACGATCTCCCTTCAATTTGATTCGCAAATCTACGGTACGCAACTCGTTTCTACGATTTGTGTATTTACTTTTGCGATAGAAAAAACTATTGTGAAGGTGCAACCGGCAAGGGACACACGGCGTTACCGGCGGCAAGCCCCGCCACCTTGTGGCACGGGTGGCGGGGCAAATTATCCACATTCTTGTAAATATTTGTCACGCAAATAGTCAGCTAGTGCAATATTAGAGGCGTCCAGTTTGCCCTTGTATTCCATAAGTGCTTCGTATGCCTTTGCAATTCTATTCCTTTTCCCAGTTGCGGTTTTTAAGCTTTTTGCCTTCATATCAACATCAGCAAAGTATTTCTTAATAAATTCGTTGGTATTATCGCTAAATCCATCTTGCAGTTTTTGTAATGCTTCGCTGGGCTTTGCCCCGGACAGTGGAAGATATTGCTCGATGGATGCCAGATGACCATATCTTTCAAGCAAAATATTCATCCGAGAAAAGAACACACCAGGGTCTGAAGTTTCATCAACAATGGTTGAACTTTCTCTAATGATTCTCAAATCGTTCTCGGCCATTTGCACGTACATCTTCTGTTGACTGCGCGATTTGGAACTTTGGGTTGTGGCCAACTTCCGCGTGTGGGATATGCCCGTTCCCGGAATTGACGAACGGGCTGCTATATCACCTTTTGAGTTGACGGTTACGCCGCCATGCTTTCCGCCGATACTTATGCTGGTTGTTTTCTTCCCGAAATTTAACTTGATTCCCGGTATGATTTTAACACTTTTTCTAAAATTCCACCCCATAACATTGCCCCCTTATCATCTAGATCTTTCTTTAAGCTTGCAGATATTCTGAATATACCCTGCAACTTTATCTTGATATACAGGATCTTTAATCTTTTTCAGAATTTGCAGAGCGTCTTCATACCGCTTGACTTTGATGTATAAATCAGGGAGCCGGAATGTCCAGCGGGAACCGTTGAACGCAAGGCCGCCGTTATCCCATATGGATTCCCAAAATTTGATTAGTTCATCAATATCACCGGTTTCCTCAAATTTACGCTCGGCTTCCTTGATTTTAGAAAACTGGTGATCCTGCAAATCGAGATGATCATCCAAGGCTTTTAACTCTCTGTATAATTCTGGGTTTGACTCTTTATAAGAATCTGTAATTTCTTTGCTCCTTTTTCGGCTTTCAGCAACATGCTTTTCAGAATAATGGCGTAATTTCTCCTCCTCGTCCATAACGATATCCTTCCAGCCCCTTCCGTCTCCTGAACCAATGATTGTATTTATAGTCCAAACGTTAAACTCATAACCGAAAGGCGACCCTTCAATAGTTTTATTCGGTGACTTGTGCATATACGGGACATACCCGTTTTCTTGCAGTTCGGCTTCGCCTTTTCGTGTCAGTTTATATTTTCTGTCGGCGATAAAGGATTCAAGGGCTTTGGTAGGAGCAACGGCTATGATCTGCGAAACAATATCAGCCTTTTTACCGGATACTGAAATGCCGAGAGAATCGGCCATCTCCTTGAGTTTAGGGATCGTTAGAGATGGAAGCATTTCAGCAGCGGTGCAATACTCTATAAAGCCACGCTCTCGGAGAGAATCTAACTTAGCGCCTACATTCCGTATGCCATATTCAAACCACCAGAAACCGGGGTATCCGTTTTTGGGATGTGGGTATGTACCATATGAGCAGTATTCCAGTAAAAGAATTTCAGCCACATATAATCCAGATTTAGACGGGAAAGAAATTCTTTTTCGTTCTTCAAACGGGATTACTCGCTTCTGTAAATAATTGCCGTCTGCCCCGGTAATGGCTGTTGGCGCTGTATCCGTGTAATATTCGGCTGGACGGTAGTGTTGCTTTTCGGATTCCGGGATAGGCGGCTCTTGCGAAAACTTCCCCGACTTGGATTTAAGGAAGTCAAATAATCCCATATAAACTCCTTCTTTCTATTGATATCAGCAGAATGCTAGGTAGTTCCACACGAAAATAATACCACGTTCGGAAAATAATTTCAACGAAAAGGAAAATTTTTGTGCATTTTTTTATTTGTCCAGTTGGTTGGACGCATGGCGTGCTATTATACGCTACGTAAGCAAACAAAAGTTCGAAATACATAATGGAGGAATCAGCCATGAAGCAGAAAATGTTGCAAAATACCGCTGAATGTGGTACAATCAGAAGTGAAAAAGAAGCCGCCCCCGCAGAAGGCCTTGGCTTAGCCTACATACTGAGCATGTCCGTGGAAGAAAAGCGGGAGTTGCTGGAAATCTGGAAAAGGAAGGTGGAATCAGAGTGAATGCTTGTTGGGACACCCGAGGATGGTATAAACAGGATGATCTTTGTGAAGCGGTTAACCTGTGCCTGAAAGCAATCGAAGAATCCGGGATTTCGGCTGAACGAGCCGCACTAATCCCAGATTGTCTCGCGCAGGCCATCGACTGCGGGAATGATATGATCCTGAGCGGTACAAGGTTTAGATCGTATCAGATTTCCGCGCAATCAACAGGGGACGGAGGGTTCAGGGTTTCCCCATCTTCGCTACCGCAGACTCAATCGCGGCGGTCGTGACTCCTTGGGCGATTGTTTCAATAATCGAAAGGGAGATGGAGCCGATTCCTTTTATGATCCTCAAAGTTGTTCCCCATAACTTGCTTTCCGTGATCGTGCCAACAAATTCATGCCCCTTTGGCGTTACATAATAAATGTGGAGCATTTGTAGACGATTATCCTCGCCATCTGGGAAGAATTTAAAATCCGTTACAAGGTAGCCGCTCTCGGAAAGCTGGACAGTGTGGTACATCAATTCCGCAATCGGATATTTTGGAAATGGCTCTAATTTGTGAAGTTCGTAAATATCCAATGTGTGGAATGCAGCTTTTTTCCTGGAATCATCTGCAATGACGTAGCAATTTTTCTCGCAAAAGAGCATAATGTCACGGATGCAATCGGGATTTAATTTCATTTCTTATTCCTCCGGCTCTTGATAAGGCGCGCCATTTCAAGCAGCGCCCGGCGCTCGTCTTCGTCGCCGGTGCTCCATATCTCAAGTAATTCGCCATCTATTTCGGCCTCGGTCTTTTGACCGGGGTCTTTTTTTGTTTCCTCGCCATTGAGGTATTCAACGGTGACGCCGAAATAAGCCGAAAGCTTGGCTAGTGTAGTATCATTCGGCAGCTTCCCTTTTTTCCAACCGTTGGCGGCGGCATTTGATAGTCCAATAGCAGATGCTACCCCAGAGGCGGACATTCCTTTGCTTGCGCACAGCTCACAATAGCGCTTGTAAAAATCGTCCATAATATCGCTCCTATTTTGTGCAAAATGTAGATAGTTAGAAAAATTAACATTCCCTATTGACTTCTAACTTTTCTAGCTGTATAATCAAGTCATGGTTAAAAAAGTAAACAAAATCCCAGACCCAAGGCGAAAAGTCCTGCGTCAAAGCTATTCTGTTCCTCGCAAGTACATAGTAGCATACTTTGTTAACTTTTGCAACCATAAAATGACTGCGGCGGGAAGGAAAAAACGCCTGCGGACAATCGCAGACGCTTTCCCACCAAGGTTTTTACAGAATTTTTAACTAAAAGGAGGAATACAATGCCCGAAAAATGGACGGGGCGGCTCATCGGGCGGATGCACAATGAGCGGATCACCTATGAGCAGCTGGCAAACGAAATGGGCGTGAACAAAGCGTACATTTCCATGATTCTGAATGGGAAGCGGAAGCCACCCAATATCCAGAAGCGGATGGAGACCGCTTTGGAAGCAATCATCAAGCGGGAGCGAGAGAAGCAATCTCAGAAGAAGGGAGAAATAACATGAGTACCTCCACGATTCTTTCAATAATTGGAATGGCGTTTGCCTGCTATTCGTTGGGGTACAGCGTTCGGGGACTAGTAGATTGCATTGCCCCCAAGGTAAAGCCCGCAGATAAAGAGAGCGAGGGGAAAGACAATGCCTAGAATCCGGCAGTATGCCGAGCGCTACGCGGCAGAAGATTTCTGGAAGGAAATCGACCGCTGCTGTCCCCTGGCGGGGATTCAGAGCGATAATGCGTCGGCGCTTGGGAAAAGAATTGGTGAGGGGTATCAAAATTTGCTGAACTACCAAAAGGGGAAAACCGAAATGCGGGTAAGCGTCCTGCGAAAGCTGGTGACCACCCTCCACCCCAACCCGGCGGTGATCCTGAAAACCCTGGGGTATTCGGAGAAGGAGATACGGGCGTTTGCAAGGGAATGGCAGTGATTTGAAATCTACGGCAGAATGCCGAAATTGAAAGGAGTTATTTATGGCGTACAAAGTTGGGGATAAGGTGCGGATTGTAGACCACCGAGCCGATAACATGAACCATTCCGGGGAAATGGACAAGTGGCTGGGAAAAGTCATGACGATCAGAGAGTGCTCTTTGGCCCAATATCGGATGAAGGAAGATTACGGCGAATATAACGGATACGGCTGGTACTGGTATGATGACATGATCGCTGGCCTTGCGGAGCCTGAGCGGGAACCCTGCACCGTGGAACTCCGCTTTGACGGGATGATTACCACGGCCACGCTGAAACGGGGCGGGCGGGACGTGAAGACCGCAGAAGCCCGGTGCAATCCGAAGGATACCTACAGCAGAGCGGAGGGCGCAAGGGTCGCCGTTGAGCGGCTTTTTGATAAGAAGCGCAAGGAGGACAAGCCAAAGGTGAGCAAGCCGAAGATGTGGGACAAGTTCGTTGTCACGGTAAATAACGGCAAGTCTGGTCATTGCTTCAATATCGGTGAAATCGTTACGTTGATAAAGGTCTTAAGGAACGGAAATCTCAAGTTTGTTAATGAAGCGGGCATTGTTCAAGTGCTTACCCCGAGCGAGGTTCTCCCCTACAAGGAGAAATCCAAATGACACCCAACGAAACGACCCAGCTTCGCACCATGGCGGAGATGAACCGCCGGTTGCGCCGGGAAAATGACCGGCTGCGGGAATCCCTTTTGCTGGAAGCAAAGAAAAGTAAGGCGTTTGACGATGAGAACGTGGAACTTTTCGACGTAGTCCACCGAAATCATGCGGTCAGGGGGTGATGATATGGCAAGCAGAAGCAAACCCATGGATGCCCGTTGGGAGCCGGTTCCGGAGAACCGGAAGCCGTTCAACGTTAAGGAATGCGCTTTCCGTGTGCTCCCCTATGCGGGGCTGAATCTGGTGCTTTTCTGGTGGCAGCAAGCCGATTTGCTGGCAGACAAGGCGGCAGTTCCCGCCATGTGGGTTTGCGCTATCCTGATGGGCGCCGGTATCGGACGGTGCATCAGAGGGCGATAAAAAGCCGCCCCCGATGTTCCAGCACCGGGGACGGCAAGCGATATAAAAACTCTACCATTTACAGTATATCAAATGGAGGAAGGAAAGTCAATGGATGATGTTGGTGTGAATCCGGATTACGATTATTTGTACGATCCCCAGTCAACGGACAGCAGGATTCCGGTGTGCATCTTCTGTGGGAGAACCGTAGGACATAGATACTGGAAAATCCGGGACGATGCCATTTGCGAACTCTGCATGGACAGCCGGGAGGAATGGCGGGATATTTCCTATGATTGAGGTGGATTATGGCGGATAAAAAAAGCTGCCTGAATTATAAGTTGGCCATTGCCAAACTTGCCTTCTGGGATGGTGACATACGATGCGAGAGTTGCGCCTGTATGGAAACATACGCAAGGAAGCAATGCCGATTGACAGGTGAGTACTTGGGAGATACGAGAGGCCGCGGGCATATTTGCCCACTTATCCCGGTGGATTCCGATGAATGGAGTTCGCCTGAATCCTTAGTGGAGGCGGGGAAAAGTGATTAAAGGAAGCTATATTGACATTTCTGGAAATAGATACGGAAACCTTACGGCCGTGTCTATCGACCACCGGCAGGGTGGCAGAACCATTTGGTTGTGCGTGTGCGACTGTGGGAATAAGACAACGGTTTCTATTAGCAATCTTCGCAACGGGCATACACAATCATGCGGTTGTTTGGTTCAAAAAAAGCTGAATGAAGCTAACCGCATCCACGGAGAAACAGGTTCGCGGCTCTATCGGGTTTGGAAGGCCATGAGGCAAAGGTGTTACTTGCAATCCGGAAAATATTATTCAGATTATGGGGGACGCGGAATCCGGGTTTGCTGCGAATGGAACGATTATGAAACATTCCGACAGTGGGCTTATTCTAGCGGGTATGACCCAGATGCTCAACGTGGGAAGTGCACTCTTGATAGGATCGATGTTGATGGGAATTATGAACCAAGCAATTGCAGATGGGTTGATATGAAGGTTCAGGCGAACAACCGCCGCAATTCTAAGCACCGTGGGCTATACATGCCCGCTGGAATTTAAGGAGGAAGACAATGGCAAGAATGTTTCGGTTTCTGGCCGCTGACGAGATCGAGGTCAAGGTCAAGCAGGTCAAGGAAAATGGTCTGGTGTGTCTGCTGTACAAGACGGCGAGGACGGATATGGACTTGCTGGACGAGACTGTGGGGGCTGGCAACTGGACGAACGACTACAAGGAGATCAAGGGCAATCTCTACGCCGGTATCGGGATTATTCAGGAAAACGGCGGCATCCAATGGAAATGGGACTGCGGTATCGAGAGCCGGGAGGACGAGGAAGGCAACCAGAAAAAGGGCGAGGCAAGCGACGCTTTCAAGCGCGCCGGGTTCCGCTGGGGCATCGGCAGAGAACTTTACACGTCCCCGTTTGTCTGGATTCCCAGCAATAAGGCAGAGATCAAAGCATCTTCCTTCAACGGAAAAACCCGGTTCAACTGCTATGACAAGTTCAGCGTGGAGAAAATCGCCTATGACGAGAAGACCGGGCGGATCACCGGGCTTGCAATCCGCAACGACACAAAGAACCTTCGGGCGTTTGTTTGGCAGCAATCATGACGGAGCTTACATTCACCGAGGCTAAACTGGAAGGCGGCTGGCTGATGGTCAAGCCCTCCCGCTCTGAGTTGGGCAAGGCAATGGCCTTTATCCGAAAGATGAAGGCCACGCCCTACGACTTATCCCTGAAAGAGCACCGGGAAAAGCGGAGCCTGGACGCAAACGCCTATGCATGGGTGCTGATTCACAAGCTTGCCGCCGCTATGGGGATTCCTCCGGTAGAGGTATACCGGAACGCCATTCGGGGCGTGGGAGACAATTACACGCCTATGTGCGTCCGGGAACAGGACGTGGAGCGATTCACCCGGAGCTGGGAGAAAAACGGCATTGGATGGCTGGTGGACAGCCTGGGCGCGTCTCAGGTGCCGGGGTGCCGGAATCTGGCGGCATACCACGGTTCCAGCACCTACGACACCAAACAGATGGCGCGGCTGATTGATAATCTGATACAGGACTGCAAGGCGCTGGACATTGAAACCCTGCCCCCGGACAAGCTGGAACTGCTCAAGGAGGAATGGCGTTGAGGAAGGACACCAAAGCGAGGGACTTCACACGGAGCGAGAAAATGGCGATTGCCCAGCGGGACAGCATTGACGGCTGGACGTGCTGCGTATTCTGCGGCGCTCCCGCCCCTGCGCCTCTGGCATGGAGCAACGCCCACTACATATCTCGGGCGCAGGGAGGGCTTGGCATTGCCCAGAACGGGCTTACCCTCTGCCCCAGATGCCACAGGCAGTACGATCAGACAACGGCAAGAATGGAAATGAGGGCGTATTTCCGGGAGTACCTGATGGGCATTTATCCCGGCTGGAACGAAAACGATCTGATTTACAGGAAGGAGAACACATGAATAATTGTCAATTTGTCGGGAGGCTCACCGCTGACCCGGAGCTGAGAAGAACCCAGGAGGGGACGGCGGTTTGCTCCTACAGCCTTGCCGTCAAGCGGCCAATGACGAAGGATGCCACGGATTTTCTGGATTTCGTCACATGGCGTCAGGGGGCTGAGTACCTGACGCAGTACGGCCACAAGGGCGATATCGTAGCCGTTTCCGGAGCGCTGCAAGCCAGGGACTGGACGGACAAGAACGGGAACAAGCGCCGGGCGTTTGAGGTGGTGACCACAAGCGTTGAGCTGCTTTCCAGCAAGCGAAATTCTCAGGATACCACCAATACCGGAGCGGCACAGAACGCCGGATACGGGCAGCCCAGCGCCCCACAGCGGATGAACCGGGGCAACGGATACAGCCAGCAGGGGTTCGGAGGATATCAGGAGATCACCGAAGATGACCCCGCCTTGCCGTTCTAGGCCGGGAAAATCAATCTTTCCCTAAAAAGATTGACAGTATAGTTTGCATTTCCCCTTGGCGGTGGGCAGTGAAACCGCCAACTACAAAAGGAGGAGAATCGTGGCAAAAGAAGTTTTCAGAATCGCCTACCCGAAGACCGGCGCGGAAAAGAAGAAGTGGGCGAAGGAGTACGGCATGAATGCGTACTACGCCGGGAAGCACTGGGCATTGCGGAAGAAAGACGCTGAGTTTTGGCACTGGCTTACATTGGAGGCCATGAACACTAAGGGCATTCGCAGAACGCCCTTTAAGCTGCCCGTAGCCGTGACGTTCTACTGGAATGACCGGCTGGACATCGACAACCACGCAATCATGGGAAAGATGATCGTGGATGCCATGAAAGGCCGTGTCATCGAGGACGATAACCGGCGCTGGCTGAAAAGCGTTTCCCACAATTTCCACGACGAGGATTACGTACAGGTTGAAATACGGGAGGTAAGGCCGTGACACAGTGTGAGCGTATCCTGCGGCATTTGCAGGATTATGGAAGTATCACCCAGGCCGAGGCTGTTACCGAGTACGGCTGTTACCGGCTAGGTGCAAGAATCTGGGACTTGAAAGCCCAGGGCGTTCCCATCAAGAGCGAAACCGTCACCGGGAAGAACCGGTACGGGGAGCGGACGTGCTTTGCAAGATATTCACTTGATTCGGGAGGTGGCGGTAATTGCCGAACCGAATCTTAAAAGAATCCATATGCACCAGTGACAGCATTGATAGCCTGAGCTGGTTTGAAGAAGCTTTATTCTACCGATTGATTGTAAACTGCGATGATTACGGCCGCTTCGATGGGCGACCTGCCATTATCAAGAACCGCCTTTTCCCGTTAAAGGAAAATCTGACTGCCAAAACCGTTGCTGGGGCGATCGAGAAGCTGGCGAGTGCAGGCTTGGTAACTCTGTATGTGTTTGAGGGTAAGCCGTACCTGTACCTACCAACATGGAACCACCACCAGGCCGTGAGGGCAAAGTCAAGCAAATATCCTGCACCGGAAGACGGAATCGAGCGTATGAAATCATCTGAAATCATTTGCAATCATATGCAAGCAAATGCGCCCGTATTCGTATTCGAGAATCGAGAATCGAATATAGGCGCGGAGCCGGAACCCGCCTCCACGCCGCCGGTGGCCGAGCTGCTTTTGAATGATGGGAGCTTGTACCCGGTGTATCAGCCGGACGTGGACAAATGGGCAGGGCTGTATCCTGCGGTGGACGTTCCTGCGGAGCTGCGGAAGATGGTGGGCTGGTGCGACGCAAACCCGAAAAAGCGGAAAACCAAGGGCGGGGTACAGCGATTTATTAACGGCTGGCTTGCCAAAGAGCAGGACAAGGGCGGAGCTGCCGGAACCCGTGAGAAACCGGCACCATTCGCCCCTGAGCACTGCGGGTACACACTCGCTCCGTTGGAAGACCCCTTTGAGGCGGCAATGAAGGGAGGGGCATAACGCTTGTTTGATTTTTCTACAGCGGAATACAGCGCCGTCGGCTGCTTCCTGATTGATTCCCGCTGCCTTCCTGTGATTCGGGAACGAATTAGCACCCCGAATGCGTTCGCAAGCGAACCGTGCCGAAAGGCATTTACAGCGGCGTGCAAGTTGGCGGATAACGGCAAGCCAGTTGACCCCGTGACTGTAGGGCGATTGGCCGGGCTGGACAACGCTTTTCTCGTGGACTGCATGAATACCGTTCCATCCTGCAACGTGGCGGAGGCGTACGCTCAGACCGTCAGAGACGGCTTTCAGCGGCGGCAGCTGCGGGAACTGGGCGATAAACTGCAAGCCGATTCTCTGGCAATTGGGACGGACACAATCCAGCTCCTGGCAGACGCGCGGGCAGCGTTGGACGGCTTGTCCGAAGCATCGGGGAGCAATGCGGCAAGCTCGTCGTTTGACAGCCTGCGGGACTTTCTGAGTTTCCGTGCTGAGGTCAACGAGGGCAGGCGCAAGACCGTCAAAACGGGCTTTCCGTCTCTGGACGGTATCCTGGGAGGCTTCGCGCAAGGCGGCCTGTATGTCATTGCCGCCCGTCCCGGCGTTGGTAAGTCCGCTCTTGGCGCTGCTATGGCCGACATGATGGCGCGGGAAAACACCGTACTGTACGCCTCACTGGAAATGAGCGCCGACGAGCTGAACGCCCGCCGTGTCGCGGCATTCTCCCCTGCCCCCTGCACCTTTGGAAAGCTCCTTTTCGGAAAGACCACCGAGGCGGAAGACGCCGCCGTGATCGCTGCCTGCGGCGTGCTGGCTGAGAGGAAGCTGCACATTCTGGCAGTTCCGTCGTTGACGGTGCCGCAACTGGAAATTCAGGCGCGGAACGTCCACGCTCAAGTGGTCATGGTGGACTATTTGGGGCTTCTGTCCGCCGCAGACAGAAAAGCCAGCGAATACGAGCGCGTCACCCAGATTTCCGGCGATCTGAAAAGGCTTGCCAAGCGTCTGAACTGCGTGGTTCTCGCCCTCTGCCAGTTAAACCGAGAATCCACAGCAGGCAGCGCAGATTCCCGCCCGAAGCTTTCCCAGCTGCGCTCCTCCGGCGCAATCGAACAGGACGCTGACGGCGTTCTCCTGATTCACCGCCCTGAATACGGGCAGACGGAAATCCAGCGCGACCCGGCAGAGCCGCAGGAGTTCCTCATCGATGTGGCAAAGAACCGGCACGGCAGGTGCGGCACGGCGAAATTGGAGTGGTGGGCACCGGTAAACCGCTTTGTTGATCGCTCCGGAAAGTGGGAGGTAAAATCATGGACTTGATTGAAAAGGCCATTGCCTCCCTGCCCCCGCCTGCAAGAAGAGAGTGGGATCGCTGGTGGCAGTACGAAGACGCAAAGCAGCAGCTTTCCAAGCTGGTTACCACGTGCGACGAATATGAGCAGATGTGCAAAGCAATAGCCAAATGGTTCGGGATATGATCGGCACGTCGGAAGGAGACTGAATATGGGCAAGAACAACTACATCCAGCGCCGCAGGAATGAACAGCAGGTATTTCTGGACGTTGGCGAACGAATGGGTATACAAAAAACATGCGATTATATACAAATTGCCCTGCGAGACCCGGAGGTCATGGGAAAGGGCACATTTGGCCGGGCGCGGATTGAAAAGCTGTTTCGCCGCGTGGCAGAACTGGCGGACTACTTCCACACGGCGTTTACTTTCGACGTGGAGGCGGACAACCGGCAGGAGGAAATGGACGCGGCACTCAGAGAGATTTACGGGGACGATCTGGAAACATTCTACGAGAGATACCCGGAACTCAAGAAAATCCGCTACGACAAGGCCAGAAATGGATGGGTATGATGGACGAAAAACCCGGCCAGTACATCGATTCGGAAAGCCCATTTTGCAGGAACTGCACGCGGGACGATTGCCCCACCAACGGGGACGGCTGCAAGGCATGGGAAACGTATTTCATCGATAACTGGGATAAAAACATCATGAAACTAGGGAAAAACCACAAAAAACAACGCCAATTTTTTCGGTATGAGCACCCGGATTTGGTTAGAGAGGGGATCGTTTTTGAGCATGAGCAAGGCGAAAATGTACGGCTGTTTCAAGCCGGTGAAGCGGAATTGCACCCCGCCAAGGTGGGGGAAAGTTCCTCGGGGGAATAAAGGAAAACAGAAAGGAAATGCAAAATGAAAGGTTACAAAGGATTCAACCCCGGCTTGATCTGCAAGGATAAGCAGTATCAGGAAAATACCGTCTTCGAGGAACCAGAGGCGAAAATCTGTGAAAAGGGAATGCACTTTTGCGAAAATCCTTTTGACGTGCTGGACTATTACGATTTGATTCGCTCTGATGGCACACCGAACGAGTTCACGGAAGTTGAAGCGCTGGACGAGCCAAAGACGGATGATAAGAAAAAATTCTGCTCCCGAAAGCTGAAAATCGGCGTAAAACTGGGATTATCCGGCTTTGTCAAGGCGTGCGTGGATTTTGTGCTGGAAAAGACCATTGCTGAGATGCCGAGTGAAAACGTTGATTCCGGGGACTACGCCCAGATTGGCAGCTCCGGGAACTACGCCCAGATTGGCAGCTCCGGGTACTCCGCCCAGATTGGCAGTTCCGGGGACTACGCCCAGATTGGCAGTTCCGGGTACTCCGCCCGGATTGACAGTTCCGGGTACTCCGCCCGGATTGGCAGTTCCGGGTACTCCGCCCGGATTGGCAGCTCCGGGAACTACGCCCAGATTGGCAGTTCCGGGGACTCCGCCCAGATTGGCAGTTCCGGGAACTCCGCCCAGATTGGCAGTTCCGGGGACTACGCCAGGATTGGCAGTTCCGGGAACTACGCCCAGATTGGCAGTTCCGGGAACTCCGCCCAGATTAACTGCACTGGAAACGATTCCGTGATTTGCTGCGCCGGACATGGCTCTGTGGTAAAAGCGCCAATTGGCTGCTGGATTACACTTGCAGAGTGGAAATACGATGGAGCAAAGCAACGATACGTTCCGGTATGTGTGAAAACGGAGTATGTCGATGGCGAAAAAATCAAAGCGGATACACCGTACACGCTGAAAAACGGGGAGTTTGCGGAGGCTAAGAGTGATGGAGAATAAATCTGGCAAGTGTACCAGCGGCAAGTACCGAATTGCCCCGGGTGGATGGGCGGCTTGCGACGGCTGCATTCACGATGAAGGTCTGAAAGATCGGTATGAGCCGATGACCAACGCCGACCGCATCCGGAACATGACGGATGAGGAGCTGGCAAAGTTACTCAGCACCGGAACGTTTATTTGCGAGGGGCGTAAAGATATCTGCGAGAATATGCCGGGATGCGAGGAATGCAGGTTGGCATGGCTCAAAGCCCCGGCAGAAAGCGAGGGGGAGAAATGAAAGTTCTGATAGCCTGCGAGGAATCGCAAACCGTGTGCAAGGCGTTCCGGGCGCGGGGACATGAAGCCTACTCCTGCGATATTCAGGAGCCGTCCGGCGGACACCCTGAATGGCACATTTTAGGGGATGCCCTAAAGGCCATCGAGGGTGGGCAAGTGACCACCATGGACGGACAGGTGCATATCATTCCCCGTTTCGGGTGGGATTTAATTATTGCGCACCCTCCATGCACGTTCATTTCCAACGCCGGTGCTTGCCTCCTGTACCCGAAGAAAGGTGTTCTTAATTTGGAACGTTTTGCCAATGGCCTGAAAGCAAAACTGTTTTTTATGGCGTTCTATTTTTACGGCTACTTCGGCGTGGGGAAAATCTGCATCGAAAACCCGGTGCCAAGCAAGGTTTTTGAGATGCCGGAACACACCCAGGTTGTGCAGCCGTTTGAATTCGGCGACCCGTTCAGCAAGAAAACATTGCTGTGGGAGTTTGGCTTAAACCCGCTAGTTCCGACTAATGTTCTGACGGAGTATAAGCCTCTTGTTTCCTGCGGCACGAGCCGCAACAAAGGAAACCGGGACAAGGCCGGAATAAGCAGAAAAGGCGGCGCAAGTAAGGCCAGAAGCAAATTCTCCCCCGGTATTGCAAAAGCTATGGCGGAACAGTGGGGGGCCCTACCATGCGAGTAGCCCGAGTATTCCCCACGAAAACCTCCATGTCGCCAACTGACCCGTTGGCATTCTTCGGGGCACCTACACTGGATGCCATAGCAGCAGAGCCGGATGAAGTGCATATCAGCGTTACTTTTTCTTGGGACTTGGAGAAAGCGGATGAGCTTTTCTATCAGTGGGAAATGCTGGGTGTGCCTGTTGAAGTCGGCGGCCCCGCCTTTGGAGACCGCATGAGCGAAACATTTACACCGGGGATGTACCTGAAAGAGGGAATGACCATCACAAGCCGAGGCTGCCCGAAGGATTGCTGGTTTTGCGACGTGGGGAAATGCGCCAGAGGCCGGGTGATCGAACTCCCGGTTCAAGATGGGTGGGACGTGCTGGATGACAACATCCTTGCCACAAGCGACACCCATTTTGCAGAGGTTATATCAATGCTCAAACGGCAAAAACGCCGCCCTGTGTTTTCTGGCGGGCTGGAACCGGAGTATATGACCCCGTGGAAAGCGGAGCAGCTCATGTCCGTGAGGCCACAGACGATGTATACAGCGTATGATACCATGGACGACTACGAGCATTTAAGGGCTATGGCGGATATGCTGCATAATGCGGGGCTTAGTTGGAAAAGCCATCAGGTAAAGTGCTATATGCTGTGCGGATACCCGGAGGACAGCATGGATGCAGCGGAGAAACGAGCCAAACAAATCATGGGGCTAGGATTTCTGCCCTTTGCCATGCTCTACCGGGACGAAACAGGGCGGCGTGACCCTGAGTGGAGGAAATTCCAGAGGGAATGGGCAAGCGCCGTGATTGTTGGAAGAAAATACGCTGATTTTTGGGAGAATGAAAACAAGCGATAAGCCCGGGACAACCCGGGCGGGAAGGAGATAACAATGGAATGCAGAAATTGTGATTACTATAAAGCCAAAAACTGCAAACACCAGTGTATGTTTTTACCGGATGGAATGACTTGCGGGGATTGTATCAACATTGATTGGTGCAGCAAAGTGTATGGGGCTAAGCCGGAATACACATCATGCGATTTCGAACCAATCAGGTTCAAGGCCAAGGAAAAGGGGCTAAACCATGGATGAAATCAAATTAAAGCCCTGCCCGTTTTGCGGGGGTAAGGCAGAGATAAATGTTGACCGTGAAGCGGTCGAAGATACGGAAAAACGGCATTGGGCGTATACCGTGGTATGCAAAAGGTGCTGCGCAACATCTGGGCTTACATATCTGCCCGAAAAAGCGCGTGAAGCTTGGAACCGGAGGGCTGAGCATGAGTGATTACATTAGCCCCAGAAAGTATGAATATGAAATGGAGGAAAAAAGATGACAATGTATGACGAAAAATGTGAATGCAAGGAAGTGGCCGTTGAGCAGCCGCACGAAACGGTGTTCAATCTGCTTGGCGAATCGTATGACTTGACAACAAAAGCGTTGGCTATGACTATGCAGATAAACGCTACCTTATTCGGCAAACAAGCGAAGGAACAAAAGCAAGAAAATCCACGTTGTGTGCGGGATGCAATAGCCCGTCATGTGGATGATCTGAAACTGCTCTACGAAGAACTGAACGACATTCTTAGCGGATTGGGGATGTGAGTTATGACTGATTACATCAGCCGGGATGCGGCGAGTGCGGATGAGCGCAAACACAAGATAAAAACACCATTCGCAAAAATTATTGTGGGGGGAACACCTGAAAAGCCGTGCTACAACATCTGGTACTTTGACCCAACGGACGGAGAATGTCACATTGGATTTGGTTCGTACTGCCTTGATAATGTGTTTAATTGGCTTGCAGAAGAATTTGAGGTCACGGAACCCCGCGCCGACGTGAGGCTGGTGCGGAATGGACGGTGGGTGAACATGGGCGGGTTTCCGGCTTGCAGTGAATGCGGATGCAGCCCTGCGGTATACGAGCCTAAGCCAAACAACCCGCAAGGATTCCCAGAGTGGTGCTACGGCTGCGGCTCGAAAATGGATTTGGAGGATGAAAACCATGACGATTGACCGAGCAATTGAAATTCTGAACCCGGAACACCGGGAGCATTACGAAAGTATAGACCCCGTGAATGAGGCTTGCCGGATGGGCATGGAGGCGTTGGAGCGGACTAGGTGGATTCCGTGCAGCGAGAGGTTGCCACATGATGTGAGTAGATGCCTTGTCTGCCGGTATGATTATGTCACAAAAACCAGATTTATAGATATTTTATGGTTTGAATCTGGTATATGGTGGGACGGGTCGCACGGTGGTGATTATGCCGTCACCCACTGGATGCCGCTTCCCGAGCCGCCGAAGTAAGGAGGCGCAGAGAATGGCTGAAGTTATCAAGGCTGTGTCCTTTATGATCGTGTTCGAACTTTTATTCGTGCTTTCTGCCACGTCGCTGGTATGGGTGATTCTTATAATTGTCAAGGACATCATCGAGCTGTGGCGGAAAATAAAGGAGTGAGAACCATGAGCAAAAAACCGGACTATCTAACCCTGTGCTCCATAGCCGCCCAGAAGGCCGGGACGAGCTACGGGGAGTACATGGCAATGCACGGATACCACCCGCCGATTCAGGCCGATGTGGAGGACGTGGAAGCCCCGCAGGGCATTTCCAAAATCTGCCCCCAGTGCGGGAAGGAATTCACGCAGGGCAAGATCAAGCAGAAAATCTATTGCAGTTTGGAGTGCCAGAAAGCACACGCCCAGAGAGCCGCTCAAAGGAGATACCGTGACAGGAAAGCGGCGACTGACGCGGGATAAGGAAATGGGGCGGTAATGTGGGGTACAGGGACGGCAGGAAGTATTGCGTCGGGTGCTGGTATTTCTTCGGGTACCACGATGGCGGAAAGTGCTGCAATTACATATTCGTCCATGGGGAAAAGCGGCCTTGCCCGCCTGGGAAGGATTGCACCGAAAGGCGGGAGAAAACGGAGAACAGGAGACGGAATTTAATATTATAGCATTATCCCTGTATAGTATATATTAAATATAACTTTATATCTTGTGTGTATTGTGTATATCTATACAGGGATTTAATAAGATACACAAGGAGGAACGGAATGAACTGGAAGTATGAGGCTATTGAAAAGCTAAAGGAATACAGTGCAAAGAAACAGTCCCTGAAAAGCATTCCCGAGGAAATGGCACGGCTGGAATCCGCTATGCAGAGTATCCGAAGCGCCACGGCTGACGGTACGCCGGTAAGCGGCGGCGGCTCAGGCCGGGAAGATATGATGCTATCGAATATCGTTCACCGTGAGGAATTGGCGCGTTCGCTGGAACAGGCGAGAAAATGGGTGGCGCTTGTGGATTCCGGGCTTGAAGGCCTCACAGACGATGAGCGGAAGATTCTGGACAGATTCTACATAAAGCCCGCGAGGGGAAATGTGGACAGGTTGTGCGAAGAATTTGGGATTGAAAAATCTCAGGTTTATGCACGGAAGGATTCAGCACTCCACCATTTTACAATTCGCCTGTACGGATGCGCAGAAATTTGAAAAACCGGAAAAAAACCGGAAGATTTTTCTGTTTGAGTGTGCTATACTGGTAAAAAAGAAAAAGCGCAAGAGGCTTGGGATTGTTCCTGAGCCTCTTTTTGCATGGCGCGGTAGATAACGAGTTGGGCGCTCTCTCCCCAACAGAAGGCCGTTTGAATCGGCCTCGCGCCAATTATTTTTCATGAGAGGTGGTGCTATGGCTGCAAGGATTACAGATCGGAAGAAAAAAAGAATAATCGCCGACTGGATAGAAATGCAGTCGTACAGCGCCGTTGCAAAAAAGCACGGCGTAACTCACCAGACTGTGAAAAGGATTGTTAGCGCTTCACCGGATATCGCCCAAAAAGTGCAGCAAAAAAAAGAAGAGAATACCGCCGACATGATGGCGTACATGGAATCACAAAAAGCGGCGATGCAAGAAGCAATCACCTTGCATCTGAAAGCGCTCACTGACCCCGAAAAGATTTCAGCCGCAACATTAAGCCAAATCGCAACATCTTTCGGGATTATTGTTGACAAGGCCACAAGAAACACGGCAAGCGGCAATGATAGTCTCAATAAGCTGGATGGGCTAATTAAGGAGTTTAGAGATGCTATTAAGCCCGAAACAGATTGAATTTGCAAGGTATGGGAATCACCGTTGGAACTTCAAGGGCGGCGCGACCCGAAGCGGGAAAACATATCTTGATTTCAAGTGGATTATTCCCATGCGGATTCGAGAACGAGCCGGGAAAGATGGTCTTTCCGTTATTCTGGGCGTTACAAAATCCACAATAGAGCGAAACGTACTAGAGCCTATGCGGAATCTGTACGGCGATAAACTTGTCGGGGCAATTTCCAGCGATAACACGGCGTGGATTTTCGGAGAGAAGTGCTATTGCCTTGGCGCGGAAAAAGTGTCTCAGGTATCGAAGATTCGCGGCGCGTCCATCAAATACTGCTACGGTGACGAGGTTGCGGACTGGTCGGAGGAAGTTTTTGCCCTACTGAAAAGCCGACTTGATAAAGAGTATTCTTGTTTTGATGGCACATACAATCCACAGTATCCAAATCACTGGCTAAAGAGATTCCTTGATAGCGACGCCGATATTTTCAGCCAAGAATACACAATAGACGATAATCCATTTTTACCCCCGGCTTTTGTTGAAAATCTGAAAAAAGAATATGCAGGAACGGTGTTCTATGATAGGTACATTTTGGGGAAATGGACGCTAGCAGAGGGGCTTATATACGATTTTTCGGAAGCGAATATCACAGATGAAATCCCGGAATTCGCGGACTATTACATAAGCATTGATTATGGCACGCTGAATCCGTTTTCATGCGGCTTGTGGGCTGTGGATGGCAATAAGGCGGTAAGAATCAAAGAGTATTACTACGATGGTAGAGCCAGCTATAAGCAACTCACAGACGAGGAATATTGCGACGCTGTGGAGCGCCTGACGGACGGCTACGAAGTCAAGAGGGCGATCATTGATCCTTCGGCGGCTTCTTTCATTACCGCCATGAAACGCCGTGGATTCCGCGTCCAGCAGGCCGACAATGCCGTTCTTGATGGCATTCGGCGAACGGCGGTATATCTCAAGAACGGGAATATAAAGATTCACCGTTGCTGCACGGATGCTATTCGGGAGTTTGGGCTTTACCGGTGGGATGATAAAAAAACGGAGGACGCAGTTGTGAAGGAGAACGACCACGCTATGGATGATATCAGATACTTTTGCAGCACCATCATGAAATACAAGGTGGAAAAGAAAAACGAGATTTCTCCCGCTGCTGCGTTGCTGCTGTGATTCTGCGGGATTCCTTTATGGAGGAAATAAATGAAAGTTTACCAAGATTTAGAAGAAGCCATTGCAAAGGGAACTACCGGGAAGTTCATACGGGATGCAGTGCTGGAGCACCAGGGCAGCAAGGCGTACAAAGATGCCGCTGACGGTATGGCGTACTACAATAAGCACAATATCACCATTGAGAAATTCCAGAAGTTCCTTTTTACGCTATCCGGAAATAAAACGCCGGATATTTGGAGCAGTGACTACCGGCTTAAAACGCTCACGTTTCGGCGGCTGGTGACGCAGGAAGTGGGCTATATTTGCGCTAATGGCGTAAGCATGGACGAAAAGGAAAAGCTTGGCGAAGATTTTGATATTAAGCTTCAATCGGCGGCAAAACTGGCGCTGGCGCAGGGCGTTTCATACGGCTATTGGAATCTTGATCATCTGGAAGTGTTTTCGTTCGCCGATACTCCCGGGAATCCGGGGTTTGTTCCGCTGCTGGATGAAAAAACATCTGAGCTTATGGCCGGTATTCGGTACTGGTTCCGGGAGACTGGCCGAAAAACTGTTTTCCGGGCTACGCTTTATGAGCTGGACGGCGTGAGCGAATGGAGCGCAGAGGGAAGCGACGACGCGCAGCCTATGGTCGAGAAACGCGCATATATCCACAAGGAGCTTAGGAACGATCTGGGCGTTGTGGATGTGTGCGACGAGAACTATACCCGCCTGCCTATTGCGGTGCTGTATGGGAACGATACCCACGAAAGCGAACTCGTTGGGTTGCGTGGCTCCATAGACTGCTATGATTTCATCAAATCCGGGTTTGCCAACCAAATCGACGATACCAGTGGAATTTACTGGATTCTGCACAATACCGGCGCTATGGATGATAAGGATTTGGCACAGTTCATCCAGAGAATGAAGAGCGTAAAGGCGAATGTGGTAGATAGTTCCGATGGAACGGCGGCAGAAGCCCACACCCTTGACGTTCCCGTAGAAGCCCGAAAAACCATGCTGGATATCTTGCGGCGCGACCTGTACGAAGACGCGCAGATGCTTGATGTGGCGGCTCTGGCGGGTGCTGAAAAAACGGCTACAGAGATTTCGGCGGCG